ACAAAGTGCGATCTCTTCTGTTTAATGTCATCGCTCTGTCTCCAGTTACGGCGAATAGCTAAAACATCCTGAGTATTTTTATCTATGGTAATAATATAAGGCAGAGCAATACCGGTCTCTTCTCCGTCCTCATCCTTATCTTCGTACCCAGGCAAATCTAAGTTAACCTGCATTTCTAATAATTTATAGCGGTCATCTGTATTTGCTCTAAATCCCATCTTCTCTGCAATCTTCTTCTCTATCTCGTCCATTGTATTAACTGGATCTGACAGCTCTATATCTCTATAGAATCCTGCAGCGATTAGCTTCTTTAGATCATTTTTTGTCTTACGCATAACGTGAGTTACGCGCTCAGATGTCTCTAGATTTGACGAGCCATAAGGCACCACAACATCTTCAGCTGGGACAAACAGTGAGACTTGCCTATCTAGTGCTGGATCAAAGTAAACTTTCTTAAATGCATTACCTGCTAAACCCAGGCCCCACAACATTCTTTCATGCTCAGGGCGGAACTCAACCATCACCTCTGTGAGCTGGTAATTCATATCCTCTTTGACCCGTTCAGCAGCATCTTTTATGGCCGGAGTTTCCTTGCCAATGATCCTAGTTTTGACAGGTCCTGCCGCAGGAAATGTCTCCATAATTGTCTCTGACTGAAACTTAACTAAAGCCTCTGCCAGTAGTGGGTGATAAACTCCACAAGCTCCTTCCCAAGGCTCTGACCTTTCTTCAATTCTCATACCCAATAATTCAAGACCGTCTACATAAGTCTGCATCCAATCTTTTCTTGAGCTGACATCATCCTCATAGTCCTGAATTAAATCACCGGCAATACTAGCCAGCTCAGATTCAGAAATATATTCGGCTAAGTTCTCACCGAATTCTTCATCCTCTTCTTCTTCCTCTACAAAGCCATCACTTATTTCTATTTCAACATCATTATTCTCTTCGTAATCTTCTGCTAACGGCGTTGGATATAAGGCTTTATCGAAACTCATATTTACTCCTTTTAAATTATCTAAATCTAGGACCATTTAACCACAACGTGGCAGATCGCCTTCTGCCCGAAATAATTGGTGTAACTCTGTGTAATACATAGGATGGAAATGCAACTATCGATCCTTTGACTAGAGGGATAGTCTCAATCTCACTTTTTCTAGGGTGCTGTAATTGCAATTCGCCGCCCTCAAATCCATCATTTAATAACATTATCAAAGTTAGCTTTCTATCTAACTCATTACCTGATAATAAAATGGTATCTACATGCCAGTTAAAATGCTGCCCCTTCACATAGTCTGCCACTTGAATAGATTCTTGGGAGTTTATATGAAATCCCCACCCAGTATTTATATTCGCCAGCATTCCGTGGTGCTGCATAATTCCAGTCAGCCAATGATCATGTCCCGCAAATCTAAGAGTAGAATCTCTGTGATCGTGGTTAACCACAGCCTCTTCTGACATTACCCTGCTATCCATTGTCGGCAATTCATCAAAGTCCTTAGACGCTGAGTCACACAGACTAGGTGGTACGTTTAATAAGCTCCAGAGATCCATCAGTAATAGCTCTTCTTACGTCTAAATCCAATATTATCATCTTCCTCATCAGAATCTAGTCTTAAAAACCCACCTTGTCTAAACCTAATAAGGGCTTGCACCGTAGAATCCACCAGATCGTCATGCTCTGCGTTGGGAAATCTAGCCATTTCTTCTATTACCTCTTCTGCCCACTTAGTCTCAGGAGCCCAGACCCTCCCAGACCTGAATAAATCAGTCACAGAGTTGATACGGACGAACTTATCATTACCTCTTACAGGCGTATAGTCTGATACCATCACTCCCATACGTCTTAATTCAAATATTAGAGGGGCTCCTGCAGCTTTAGCTTCAATAATACAGGCATCAGGCTGCCACTCATCATAGAACCTCTTAGCCGTGTCCTTTAAATCAGGGAATTCCAGCTTATCCTTCCACGCATCTAGCATTATTATATTAACGTCCTCTGGGTTTTCGTTTAAATGAAAGATTCCCCAGGTAGTACAGGCTGAATAATCAGCTCTTTGGCTTTTAGTAAAGGCGGTATCCCAAGACTGGATTATAAACTCACACTTAGGGGGCCTATCAGCCTCCCATCTCTGCCACCAGTCCCTCTTTACTAAGGCTCCCTCTTCTCCAGTCGGGGTTTGTTGGTACTGAGCGTTCCACTTATATACAGGCAGCTCTTCTTTTAGAGCCAGTAGCTCACTTATATCCCAGAACTCAGGCCACAGAGCATTTCCACTGGGTAGAATTGCCGGTAATTGCACTATATCCCATTCAGTATCACCCTTTAAGAGCTTGCCAGTTAGGTCTTTATCTGACCAGCGTGTCATGACTACTACAATGACACCTCCAGGTTGAAGCCTCTGCCTAGGACCAGACGTATACCACTCATATACAGAGTCAAATACACTAGGATCTCCTTGAGCTAGCTTCGCCTCTTGTTCAGAGTGTGGGTCATCTATTATTAATAAGTCAGCCCCCTTCCCCGTAACAGTCCCTCCTACTCCAATAGCGAAGTAATCTCCACCATGACTAGTAGCCCAACGTCCTGCCGCTTTAGAATCAGCCCTTAGAGACACATTAGGGAAGATCTTAGCGTACTGCTCTGAGCCCACTAAGTTCCGTACCTTCCGGCCAAAGCCAACAGCCAGTTCTGCCGTATTAGAGCATTGAATAACCTTCTTCTCTGGGAACTTACCCAAGAACCAAGCAGGCAACATATTAGAAGCAAACTCAGACTTAGTATGTCTAGGCGGCATATTAATAATCAGCCTCTTTAACTTCCCATCTGCAATATCTTGAAACTTCCTTGCCATTAGTGCGTGGTGCCTGCCATGTATAAATCCGGGCCACATCTCCTTAACAAAGGCCATAAAGTCTACCTGCGCCTTCTCCCGCGTCAAAGCTCCCTTATACTGGGCCACGTCCTCAAACAGCTTAGCCTGCTCCGCCGCCGGCAACTGAGAGATCATTTCCGCAATCCCCATCAGTCCAGCTTCCTAAAGTTTAAATACACAGGCCTAACACTCCTACCCATTCCCTTAACTCTCTTTAAAACTCCTAACTTAACTAACCTATCTATTATCTTTGCCGTATTACCAATTCCAGGTTTCTTTCTGTAAATACAGATATCCCGTAGAGATGGACCAAATCCAAACTCTATCCAGTACTCATCTATAAACAAAAAGACCTCCCTCTGAACCTCAGTCATCTTTATCTCCATACAAGCCGCCCGGACTAAATCAGCCCTAGCAGCCGTCATCTCCCTATTAATGTAAATCTTTGCTCCTAACATGTAAGATCCCACTAATCACTCCAGCTACATAAGATACAAAGTCTAACTGATCCTCCGTATCAATCATCTCCCCCATCTCCCCAATACATATAGTCAGCGCTGCCAAACTAGGCCCCCACTCCTTTCCCTCCAACAGCTTCTGTATGTCTAATACCAAGTCATTAACCTCATTGCGCTGCTCAGATGTGGGCTTTATGTGTCTTTTCAATTTATCCAACCATTGATTATATTGAGGAATTAGGGTAGTGATCAGGAATTCCTGATCACTGTGCAATAATTAAGCAAAATATATATCCCCCATACCTAATTTATTTTTCATAGGGGGGGGTGTTCTGTGGCTGAAGCAAGGGGCCTATATCTGTGTTCAAATTTTCAGGGCATTGTATGTCAGTAATAATATGTTCCATTGAGACCACTTCACTCTCTTCAATTCGTGGTGGTTGGGGTACTGTACCCTCTTCAAAACCATTAATTAACTCCATTTTCCCACTTTCTGCTAAATCTTCCGGTGACAGATCGTCACTTTTTCCCACATTGCTATTCAATTCATCTAATAAAGAGTTATCAATTCCCACAATGTCAGTTATATCTTGACCAGTGCCTAACATAATAGTCTTTAACTCTGCCATGATCTTGGCCTTAATACTCGCTGAACCATTAATACTTACAATCTCTTTACGTTCAGTAAAAGCAGCGACCTCAGTTACCTGGCCAAGTACCTTAGCTGCTTGGATCTTTTCACTAGGCTTAGAGTCTGGATCTATTAGCACTGCTACTAGGGATTGAAGCACTAAACCACGCATTCCCTCACTGGTGCGGTATTTACTTGACTCAATTGCCAAAGAATAAGCTTCGATCTCGCGAATTATGCGCGGATCTTGCTTTAGCTTATATGCATCATTCCCTATAGTTTGATTATTGGCGGTAGGTGGATTGTATGCGATCCTATAAGACTGCGCTCCGGTCTCACCTAAAGCGATACTCTCAGCAAACTTTTTCTGCTTAGTTGTAAGTGTTCCCTTCCTAACAAGTAGAGTGCTTTCTATTCCCTGTCTTTCTAGTGATTCCTTGATCTGTTTCCTACTTATTTTCATCTTGTACCGTTCCGCTTCGCTATTTATTCTAACTACTATAACAGGGGAACAAATAGAGTACAAGTGTATCCTGGCGAAAGTGAGTACTCACTAACACTCACCAGGTGAAATATATATTGCAAAGGGTATTGCACAATGCAATATAGTTAGGTATAAAGGTAACTGTACTACTCAACCACCAAGGGGAATATATGTATACAGCACAGCAAAACGCGCACGGAAACGTCATAGTCTGTAAGGGGTCGGAAGTTAGGAACTCATACCGCATTATTTACACGGGGTCATACAATGACTGTATGGCCTATAAGTTCGGTGGTGCATCATGAGAAATTTTAGAACAATACACAATTTTGTAACCACATCCGGCAAGACTGTTGACAGGGTGCGAGGGTGTTTCTGTAGCCTAGAACACGCCGAAATGTGTGGGGAGCGTCTCAGGGTTGGGACTGAATACACGATCTGGAAACGCCGGGATGGGGGCTGGTTTGCCTGTCGCTCGAGGAAAGCATCATGACCTACGCCATTGCATTATCAGCCTATTATCTATCCTTGGCCGCATTGACCTATATGTTCGCAATGGCTGTTTTTATACCGCTTGCCTATTGGCTGAGGGGCAAATAATGTTTTATATCCTTTTTCCGCTCTTCCTGTCTTTTATCCTTTTAATCTTATCAATACGGAGCAAATAATCATGTATCTATTTCATTCGGACCCGGGCCATGGCTGGTTACAAGTAAAGCGACAAGAATTAAACGACCTTGGGATTCTAGACAAAATATCCCATTATTCTTATCAAAAGAGGGGTGATGTATTCCTCGAGGAAGACTGTGATTATTCCCTTTTTGTTGAACGTATGAAGGAATTGGGAAGGCCTTTTGAGATAAAAGAGATAAACAGTCAAGCGAAAGATTCGATCATCCGCTCATATGAGGGGTTCACATTATGAAAATCATTAAAACTAAATACCTATCACCTACTAATCATCATGGCGCACGCGTCAAAGCAATTGCCGGCAGTCTTTCGGTGACTATCCCATGGGATTATTCTTTAAATGAAACTCCAAACCATGCGGCAGCGGTCAAAGCTTTAAAGGATAAGCACGGCCTGCAATGGGATACTTGTAATATGGGGTATGGTTGTGATGAGGGTTATTATTATTTCACACTCGGCTATGGGAGGGTATCAGCATGAGTATTTACACTGATGAGGGTTACGAATCGCGCCGGGATTATTTGACTAGTTTGGCGGATGATTTTTGCGTGGACGTGGATACTGTCTTCTCAATCGCCAGCATTCTAGGAAGCGGTGAGGACTTTGATGGCCTTATATGTGAGTTAGAAGACTATCAGGCCGTGGGTATTCTGTAGAGTTTTGCCTTATAGGTGAAAGCCTATAGGGGAACATTCTACCAAAAGGAAAATATATCATGAGCCTATTAGCAATTAGTTCCGATTCTAAAACTGTAAAAGGTCAACAGTATGGATATATGACCGGAATTTTATACCTTGCACCGTTTACCTTGTCTGGCGTTAATTTGTGTCCAATGGCGGAAAAGGCCAAGTGTTTTAAAGCTTGCCTAAATACTGCAGGCCGCGGAGTCATGAATTCCGTACAAAAGGGAAGACTCCGAAAGGCCGCACTATTCAATAATGACCAGCAAGCTTTTATGATGGAATTAGTAAAAGATATTCGCGCACTAATCAGAAAAGCGAACAGAGAAGGATTCACCCCATTGGTGCGATTGAATGGGACTTCAGATATTCGATGGGAGGGAAAACATTTTAGACTTGACGGCAAAATGGTCACAATTTTTGAAGCTTTCCCATCTATTCAATTTTACGACTATACCAAAATCAGCAATAGGAAGGCCGTGCCGGATAATTATGACCTTACATACAGTTATAGCGGGGTGAAAGGATATCAGCGGTATGTCAGTATTGCCGTGGCAAACCATATGCGCGTGGCTGTGGTATTCCGTGACAGGAAAAGGATACCAGCGGTATTTTTAGATATGGATTGTATTGATGGCGATGATTCCGATTTACGTCATCTTGACCCTTTTGGCGTGGTGGTGGCACTGTATGCAAAAGGTCGCGCCAAAAAGGATAATTCAGGCTTTGTAGTTAACTAAAGGATATAAATAATGACCATCTACCACGATGAATTAAAACTAAAGAATCCGGCCAAGTATAAAGACTTGATGCTGGTCGGTAACAATAGCGGAGTTATGCTGAGGAACATGATCAAGGCTTTATCTATTCTGCCGTGGTTCAATACTGCCGAGGAAAATGCCAAACTGGCCGCGGCCAAGAGATTAATAGCTAACAAGTATTAGAGTTTTTCCTTATGGGTGAAAATCCATAGGGAAATACTTTTAAACCATGAGGGAATTATGAGAGATAAGATCATTCTAGGCTTTAAAACGTCAATTGCACCATTGCGAGGGGCTCAACCGACTCCGGCTAACTGTGAGACGGCGATTAAATACCTTAATTACTGGGCCACGATTTTGTCAATGTCCGACCCTAAACTTGATTTTAAACAGGCCCGAACAGTATTGAAGGCCGCGACTACGGAGGCATCATGACCTCAAATCAAGAGAGCATTATACGCTGCGCCTATCTTGACCTGATTGGTGCGGAGGAGGCTCATACTGCTAACTTGCACCACGATTGGAAGGCTCACCGACTAACCATTAAAGAACTTGGGGAAGCATTCCCAGATATATTGGAGGTGGTTTATGGACAGGAATGAGGCTATAGAAAAAGCGGGTGAGGCGGCGGTAACGCTGGTGGAGTTGAAGTGCTGCCAACCTACCGGGGACAATGGTGAGACCGTGGAATGGTCTTCAGACTGTAGGGCAGGGGATAAGCTTTTAACCTGTTATTACTACACAAACGAGTTCGATGGTGAACTAGCAGCAGAATGTGGTTGGGATGCGGTGGATTGGAAAATTGATCATTACACTCTGGAGGTTGTATGACACTAGGAATGAAGCAAATAATGGTAGAAGTACCTGACTGCATTACAGATGAGAAGGCGCAATATGAGATAGATCGCATATTCTCACCTGACTGGATAGCCTTGTGGTGGCACGTTTCTGACGTACAAGAATGTGCCGAAACTCATATGGATCTTGCTGATGCAAGGGAAATTCTGGAGGAAATAAAGTACCGTCATAATGCTAATGAGGGCGTGAACTGGGATGTAATTAATTATTATGTGGGTGAATGGCGCAAAGAACAGGAGGAAGCATGAGCAAGAAAACTAGAAAGGCACAATTGAGGTATGCAGTAGCGACAATAGCTAGACATGATCGCATAATTTTACTGCGGCGCATTGAGTTAGATGCACTCACTGAAGCGATCAAGGGAATTCATACATTATTATCAAAATTGCCGGAGGCAGCATGGTCAAAATAGAGGAAGAGTTTGTATCTCAGAGATGGCCTGTAGGGGCGCAGTACGCTGACATGACCGGCATAGGCACGTTGGATGGGATAGCAGCCGATCTGATGGAGGCCTCAACTCATAGCCTACACCTGTCTGAACTGTATAAGAAGGATCTGACCCCGAAAGGGGTTAGCATCTCTTCCCAGATTCTGACATTCCTTAAAAAGAATCCGGCATCTACTAGCTTTTTCATCAAGCAGAAGATACTGCCCGTGGGTGCTGATGCCCAGACTGCTAACCTGGTATCTAAAGCTTTGACCAGGCTCAAGGCGGTAGGTGAGATCAGAACTACCGGCGAGAAGCGTAGATACAGGTATTCCCTAAACAATAAGATTGTTCACAAACTGGAGAGCTAAGATGAAAGAACTGACAAAGGCAGAGATGGTGCATGACCATAACGAACTGGTACGCAAATACCTACTGTTACTAGAAAAGTACGCCAAGCTAGAACAGGAAATCTTAAAAGAGTGGAGGCCAAATGAAAAGCACTAGCATATGTACCCCCAAGACTTCTGCTAACAGTGATGAGAGGATCAAGCTTCTCATATCTAATGAGGACGCCCTAAAAATGACACGCGGAAAGCCGTGGAAGGCCACGGTGACCGACTTAGTAACAGGCATAGAATACCCGCTACAAGGGTGTGCCTGCAGCATGCCGCACTGCTACTGTGATGCTGTGGTGGTTAATAAGAAGCTACTGCGGTACATTAAACAGCTTGGCGAGGCTTGCAGAAGCCCCGAATAGGCCACGGCTACGGTGGAAGTCATTAAAGTCCTGACCTACACAATCACTCATCCAAAAAGGCCAGCCAGTTTTCTTTGCGCTGGCCTCCCCAACTCCACTCGCATCATTGTCTGCAATTACAATCCCACGCTCCATCTCACTAGCAACCTTAACCAGATTGGCCGCGCTAAAGCAAACGTGCAATGTGTACCGCCGCTTCAAATGCTTCAGAGCTT